TACCTGCAACAACGGCAGCGATAACGCCCACGATGGCTAATACCTTCGGGTTCAAATTACCGAGCCATTCTGCGAATTTGCCGAACCATCCGACAACCTTTTCGAGTGCCGGTGCAAGATATCCTGCAAGTTTTGAACCTATCTGAGATATTGCTACCGACCCTATGAGTTTCATAGTATCGAGAGAATCATTGAACGCATTTGCTTGGTCTAAAGTCTCCTGATCTATGTAGTCAAGGTTGTACTTTTTCAGAGTGTCAGAGACCATTTTATAAGTCTCTCCGCTGTCCTCAATCAATGGGTTGAGTTCGGCTGCGCTCTTGCCCATCAGCTTCTGAGCCAATGCGTCACGTTCCGTTTCATTGGTCATCTTGCCGAGTGCGCTTATCACATCTTGGAATATCTCGTCGCTGTCACGAAGCTGTCCGTTTGCATCTGTGACCGATACACCGATTGCCGCAAATGCCTCTGACTGAGACTTCGAGCCGTTTGCAGCATCATAGGCAGACTTGGTGAGTTTCTTGTTTGACTTGGCTATCGCTTCTACTGAAACGTCCACAAGGTCGGCCGCATAGGAATACTTCTGTAGGTCGGCTGTGCTCATGCCCGTTACCTTTGACAGAGTGTTAAGGTCATCCGCAGCGGTTCCAGCCTTGTATGAGATCGCTCCAAGACCAGCTACTACGGCAGCGCCAGCCGCCGAAACAGGTTTCATTGCGTTCCCTGCTTTAGTGAGGTTTTCGCCATAGGTCTTAAATTGGTCGGACACTTTTTTCATGTCCATCCCCTTTATAGCATTGTTGACCTGTTTTTGCTGTGCTTCAAAGGTTTTCAGTTTTGATTCAGCCTCAATGATCTCTCTCTGAAGTTTGCGGTAATCTTCAGCAGACATTTCGACTTCACCAGAATCAACTTTTGCCTGCGTCTGCTTCAACAGGTCGAGCTTGTTTCTAGTCTCTTCGATTTTCTGCGTCAGAAGTTCCTGTTTCTGTCTGAGCAAATCAACATTTTTCGGGTTGAACTTGAGTGCCTTCTCGACCTGCCTGAGTTCCTTGTCGATATCCTTTGTCTTGTTATTTACTTGTCTCAAGGCTTTATCCAGCCGTGTGGTATCACCCTGAAACTCTATAGTGATACCCTTGATGTTACCTGCCATATATCCACCTACCCAAAGAATGCGTTTATATCATCCTGTGATGCTTTACGTTTCTTCTTTGACTCTTTTTCGGCTTGCTTGTTTCGCCCGTTGTAGTCAATCACAAAATCGACCACCTGACCGACCTGCATCCGACTGATGTCTTGCATCGTTAATCCTCGCTCGAGTCCTGCGAGGATGATGTCGTTGAGTGTGACGGCTGAAGTTTTTTCAGATTTGCTCCTATTTCCTTCAGCCTCTTCAAGTTTTTTGAACTTGTGAAACCTTTCATTACAAGCTCATATACATTCGGAATTATGATATCCAGCGGAAACGAATCGAACTGACGAACCCATTGCTTTGGAGGGTCGATATTCTCGTCTGCTGCCTTTGCCATAGCCCATGTCACATTTACAACTATGTCCACAAATTCTGTCTGCATCAGAGGGAGAAGAATCTCCATAGTGCGTCCTTCTATTGCGCTTAGTGCCTCGTCCCATGAAGAGCCGTTCCCTATGACCGAAGCTGCACCCTCGATGAGTGATGCAGCCATAGGCAGAACCACCGGCAGGATGTCTTTCCCAAACTGATCGTGATATTCCATAGTCCAAGCTACGTTGTTATTGAGCTTGACCTCTTGCTTTCCGATTTTGATTATCTTTTCCATAAGTCACCTCACTATGAAAAAAGGGACGGGACTGCAAAGCCCCGCCCTGTCTTGTTATGGTGCAATAGCTGGTGCGGTCGGTGCTGTGAAGAGTGTAGCGTAACCTGTATCTGCTGGCTTGAATACAGCCATTGTGACACCTGTAGAATTATCGCCTGTGCAAGTGACAGGGAGTGTTTCTGTTGCAGGCTCTTTGCTCTCTTCGATCGTGTTGTACTCTCTTGTGATTGCACCGAGAGCGCAGTTATAGAGTGCCACTCTGCGGGACTCGCTGTCGCCTTCCACCTGGAAGAAGATCGCGACATTAGGCTTTATTGCGTTCTTTACATTCGCAAGTCCGCCACTGGTCAGGGTTCTGTAACCAAGGAACTGCGTCTTGAAGTCATCATCGAACATTGCAACCTCAAGATCACCCTCGATTGAACCGCCTGAATATCCGCTCCAGTAAACAATGTTGTCAGCGTAGAAGTTATTCTGCTCTGAATTTTCTTCAGGGCTGAAGGAAACAGCACCCTTCTGATGATACGGGGTGCCAAGAGTTACCTGATTGTTTTCGTCTACTGTGTATGTGCATACATGGAGCTGGCTAATGCCAAATTCGACTTTGTTTGCCATTTTTAGCCTCCGTTAAATGTAGTAGTAAATAACAAAGACGCCTTCATCTTCGATGTAGACGTCCTCGCTCTTGTCATATAGATAGCCGGCTCCGAGAAGTGCATCCTCGATTGCCGACTCATTTGATTCGTTTTTCGTTGTGAAGTAATACTCGACCTGATAGCTGTTTTGTTTCCAATAGTGCGTATTATCTGCTTCGAAAATCTCTTGTCCATTACCGATATACACAATATACGGTGGGCTCTGAGCCTTCTTAAAATGACTGTACGCGCATGGAAGACCTGTTGATTGTAATATTTCGAATATCGTCATCCTTTAATACCCCGCAAGATTCTAACTGGAAAATCTTTCTGTGCGTATTCCTCTGCCTTGCTGATGTGTGGAATCCCGGCCACTCTATCTTTCTTGCCTGGGCGCTTAGGATCTGGCTTGACCGCGTGTCCGTTTTCCAAAAGATGTGTTAGCTGATAATCTGTGCGATTATAAACTACAGTCGTAAGTTGATCGAGTTTCTTAACAGACCAGCCGCGTGCGTATCTGCCAGGATGCTTGCCCCTATTCTGCTTCGGCGATATATTTCGCAAAAGCTGAGCCGTGCTTCGTGCAGATGCAGCTTGCGCATCCTCAACAGTGTCAGCGAGATCTGCCTTAAACTCATCAAGCAGCTCCTTCATTTGTACTTCAACGGATTTAGTTGCCATCGTCACCCACACGCTCCCCTGCAACAAGCTCCAGCTCTCCTGTTTCAGGATTCCGATAAGTTCTTAATACCTGATACAATTTTTCGCCAGCCCCAAAAGCGTCATACAGAATCTCAGGCTCGCCCAGATAATCTTTATAATGCGTAAGTACAAAAACGAACTCCGGATGCAGATCGGTCTGCGCCGCCTGATAAAATTCAGTTCGAGTTACAGATCTTACTTTACAGAAAACCGTGCGCTCTGTTTTATCCGGAATAGAATTTCCGTAGGCATCATAAGATTCATCATTAATTGCAACGAGCTTAATAACATCATCATCCATTAGTCTTCTCCTCAAACAGACGGTTATTCATAAGCCAGCGCAGCATACGAGGCATCCCTGAAACGGTTTCTGTGTTCCCCATTTCATATCCGCCTCCGATGCGCTTACGCCACAGCCAAGCCGCGTACATAACCTGTAAATTTCCGTCGCTCATTGAATCAGTTAAGGTGATCCCCTCTTTTGCAATTTCTAATGCTGCTGCCTGTAAGCACTGAGAAAGCCGAGTATCATAGGCCGTCGTAGATATACCGAGATCGATTTTAAGCATCTCAAGCATTATGTTATCATTCATCTCGACGCCTCCTAGTCTTGTACTACTTCAATGATCTGAGCCTTAGTCATACGAGAAGATACGCCATCAACGCCCAGCTGCTCGGCGTAATCGAGCAGCTGAGTCTTGGTCATTGAATTGAGGTTGACAGCGTCAGGCTGGTTCTCCCCGTCTGCTATTCCCCCGAGCCTTCGGTGTCTTCAGTGTTAGCTGTATCAGGAGCGAAAGTCATTGTAGCGTTAGGTGTAACGCCATTGATTCCGATTGCTGCGAATCCCTCAGCGATAACCGGCTGACCGTCGTATCTTGCTGTGCCCTTGAAGACAGTCTGATCAGCAAGGAATCTGTAATGCTCGGATGTAGCGAACTTTGTGCCAGCTCTCTCAGCGAGCAGGTAGAGCTCGAAGTAGCCACCGAGGATCACGTTGTCAGGGATGAAGTCGAGAACTTCTACGACTCCGCCGACTACAGGCATTGTGCCCTCAATCGTGGAAACAATAGCGCCAGCTGCATTGATCACAAGAGCCTCAGCCTTAAGAGCAGTGTATGTGGTCTCATTCATGACCCAAACTTTTGTGCCTCTTGCGTACTTACCCTTTACAGCTCCGGACTTAAGCAGAATCTGCTTGAACAGCGCAGCACCAGTAGCAGAAGCTGGGATGCTTACTACATTAGTAGTGTGCAGATCAGCCCAGGCTCTTGCTGTTGCAGGATAGTCTGCAGGAGCCGCAGTCTGAACAAGTCTTGTTACAATACCGAGAGGCATTCTTGTGCCTGTTCCGTAGAGGATCGCCTTATCGAGTGCAAGACCGATAGCCTGGCCGATGGCTGTCAGAACCTCTCTTGCAAGATCAATATCAGAGTCCTCAAGATTTGCATTGCAAATAGCGAAGAAGCCGCCAACCTTCCAGCAGTCAACCTCAGTGTCGTTGAATCCGAGATCGAGCTCGTTCAGGTTAGCGCAGCAGTCTGTCCATACTGCTTCTGGGATTGTTCCCATGATCAGCTCTCTGCCTGTACCGGAGATTGGTCTTACGGTAACATGCTTGTAGAGCTTAGAATACTCCATGATGTTTTCTCTGAGCAGGCCGAGCATTACCTCAGGAATAGTGAGACCGATATTGCTGATCGCTCTCTTCTCTCTCATGCAAGCTCTGATCTCAGAGAGATATGCCTTTACGTCATCGCGAGCGAAGAATGCATCGCGTTCCTGGTTAGTCATTCCGAAGAACTTTCTTGTCTCCATGTGTCTGAATTCCTTTCTCTCTTCTATTGGTGCCAGTTCCGGTTCAAGGTTAGGAACAGGTTCTGGCTCAGCCTGATCCGCCTCAAGCTCTTCAAGTTCAGCTTCAAGACCTCTGATCTCAGCATCGAGATCTGTCTTAGCCTGCTCATGAGCTTTCTTCTCTTCCTCGTAAGCGTCAATCGCCTCCATGACCGCAGACCTTTCCTCTTCGGTCTGAGCTTCCTCAATGGACTTTTCGAGATCAGCATTTCTTGCTTCAAAATCAGCATCCACCTTCAGGAGCTCGTCATAGGCCTTGCGCTTAGTGTCGAGATTCTTCTTCAGCATAAGTGCTCTAAGTGCCATTAGTTAGCCTCCTTTAGCCTTGTCTTCATCTCAGCGCGCCATTTCTCGTTTTCACGCTCGATGATGCGCTGGTAGTCATCTTTGCGTGCCTGTACGGACGTCTCCGCATAAGCCGGGAACGTGCAGACTGAAACTTCATACAGCTTGACTTCCTTGATAGTCCAGTGAACATCCCCGTTATCTCGGTACTCGGTTTCCTCGTCGAGGATGTCGAAACCAAAGCTGCACTGATCCACATCACCGCGCTGAACTCTGGCGTATAGGTTCATCGCGTCCTGGTCGTTCGGATTGATCAGGACCGATCCCCATAAGCCATGACTGTCCTCGCGCAGCTCCAGCGTTCCAGCTGAATTGCGGCCCAGTACATACATGGTCTCGTGGTCGATCAGGGCACGAATATCACCGCCCAGGGTCTTAGAAAAAGCTCCTGGAGCGACTGACTCGCTTGCGCCCGGCCATATGTCGTAGTTGCTATTAAAAACGGCGAAGTAGCCCTCGATCCTGAGCTCTTCGCCGTCTTCCCGTGTTTTGAATTCCGATGCGACTGAGCGCATCTGTCTAGTTGTTCTGTCGTTCATTGTCTTTAGCCCTCACTTTGCATTTTGCTGCCGCGTCGGTCTGATAATATTTCATTGATACAGCACAATACCTGACGTGTAAGCATGGCTCACCCGTGATCTTGCACCATATCTGTTTGACCCGCTTACCTACAAGCTCGCATTCATTGCATAAGGTTGCCATTATTCATTTCCTCCATTCAGCTTGGACTGATCTCCAAGCCTGTCAGTTGGAATATAGTTCTCAAGCATGACAAGCTCATCAAGGCCCTCACGTGGACTCATACCAATCTGATCTCTGACCTCGTTACCATCAACAACGCCCTGCTTACGCAGCTCGCCAAATACCTCAGCAATAGTCTTGAGGTCCCAATCCATGAGTGACCTGATATTGAATTTCAAGTACCAGTTAGGATTGAGGATCAGCTTCTTCGTGAGCTCCTGCTCGATCTCCTGCGCAATCACCCTGACCGTACTAGAGATGAACGCATTCCATGCTTTCTGATCATACTCACCTACGCCCAGCAGAAATGGGGGCACACCGAGAACTGCCGCAACGGTCCTCTTATCGATCTCGACTGAATCAGAGATCGCAAGATCAGCCAGGCTCAATGGCCTGACCTGCTCAACCTCAAACTGCTCCGCTGGGATCAGCCACGGCTCTCCAGCTTCAGAATTCTTAACATAATCGTCAAGCAGCTTCTGTCTTCCTTCCGGACTTGAGAACTCATCGATCATAGCGTCGACTTTGACGATGATGCTCGGCTTCCACTTGGAACTCATGAAACCCTTCTTAGTTTTGTTAGCTTGCTTGAGTGTATTTGCTACATCCTGAAGTATGACCTGCGTGCCTTTACCTTTCCACGGATAATAACGATCAGGATTATCAACAAAGTGCAGAATATCGTCAGGGTGATACGTACGCCCATTGATCTGAATGCGATAGTCCCTACCATCAAGGCTAGGTATAAATGAAACCTGATCTGCA